TGCCGCCTCCTCGATATCCAAAACCGGGTAGACGGTCATGTCGAAGAACGCGCTGAAAATGGCAGTGGTACGGGCGAGCAGTGTCGGATCATCGGTCTCCACGACGGCGAAACCACCAGCGCCGTCTATTCGCCCCAAAAACTGTAAGAACGTCGTGGCCTCTGGAGGCGACCATTTGCTGAAAACCTGAAGAGATCGCGCCCCGATTTCCTCCGTCCAGTTCGCGCGGGGTTGCCAAGAAACGACGTACTTCATGCTTGACCTCCGGTCGTGATCGGGCGGATCCAGTCCGCCTAGCGGTGCCTCCGCAGTCTCACGGAAGCACCAACCCAGCTCATCGTCAATGCCGGGGCGCGGCGGGCCGAAGTCACCCCGATCACTATCACTGGCCTCCTTTCGTTATCCGTGACGGCACTTACGGCCTGTACGTGGACAGCGAGGAAAACGGGGACTACGCAGAAGAAGGGTGTCGTGCTGCGATCGGTCGAGGCGTACAACACCGCAGCAGCGGTGCCGAAGATGTGTGTGGCCTGACCGGCCCGGCACCTACGGCATACAAGATCAACCTTCGCGACATCCAGGTATTCGCGGAGCACGCTGCGATCGCAAGACCGGCGGTAGGGAGCTAGATCGCATTCCCACGACTTCAGTTCGTCGTCTATCCGGGCTGGATCGACGCCAAGCCGTCCCAGCATTGGGTTCGATCGCCGAGCATTTGACACGGCCCGGTGCTCAGTGGATACCCGGTCCTGTACCTGTTTGCCTGAAGGTCGACGAGACTTTTTTTGCCGCTGCGTCCGAATCTGCGAAAGCCCTAGTGGGCAATTGGCGGAGTCGGCGCATTCAAAGGTCGAGTCGCGCAACCATCCCAGTTACGTCGACCCTTGAAGGGTGCCGCGCAGCCATGAGAACTGCCTTGGACTGCCCAATATCGGCGGCAGGTTCGCGGGGACCGTAATCACGCGACGGCACTGCACATCGGTAATGCCGGCTGGAGCGATGAGGAAAGCGGCTACTTTGTCTACACCTTCGAGTACTCAGCCTGGGATCGTTTCTCGACTCTGCCCTCGCAACGGTTGCCGCTCCGGTCTGGATGGTAAAAGCCCTAGTTAGGTGCCCAATCCGGAGCAGGTGCTGGCCGGAACAACGGCGTAACGGGGTACAACAGGGAGCAGATCTTCGCGGGGAAGTACGAGCCACTTCCGTACTGTCATGGCAGCCGTACGGGCTACCGCCGAAGTGATGCTGACTAGGGCTAACGATCGATGCGCGGGGCTCGATAGCTAGTTCCGCCGGCGTTTACCCGGACTCTGTGAGTGTCTCACTCTGTAAGGACCGCATGAGATGGTTCTGTCATGCAAGAGCTGCGATTGGTCACTCCGCAAAGGTGCAGAGCGGCCACCTGCTCCAACAGGTAGCCGCTCGTGATCCCACCAGTCCACCCACGCATTGAGTATGAGAGGGGATCCTCCAGTGAAAGTACGTGAGCAGGCCCGTGATGACAACCCGGTGGCTTCCCCACCCGTCACTGGCCTACCGGCTGTTCCTGCGCCAGCTGGTGCTCCGCCAGCGACTTCGTCGACCAGGCTGACCGGCTGGGAGTTGGTTGCTGCGCTGACCGTGATTGCGGCCGCAGCGATCGCTGCCTTGGCCATCACAGGATCAACTGCGGCCGTCGGCGTTGTTGTGGCGCCGTTGCTGATCGTCGTGGGAGTAGTGAGCATCCGCGGCTGATCCTCAAGATCTGACTCTTCCGCGCCTATGTGCCAGCGCTCTGCGCTGATCGGATCTCTTGTTACGGCTGTTGGCGCTTCATTTCGTACTCTGCAATTTCCTGTGCCGTCGGCCCCACAGTTTCGCGGCCACCGACCGGCAGCGTGCGCCGAAGACCGAGATTTCGACGACACGCGTTGAACAGCTTGCCGCGTGCGATCCTGCGCTCATCCCCAAGCTTTGCCAACTCGGCTCCATCCAACGGCGTCTTGAAGACGCCGTCATAGAGCGCATCCTCGAGAAGGTGCAGTTCTCCGGCCCGCTCAACGACCTCCGGTCTGGCAAGAAACCGCAACCGAGTAAGCGCCTGCAGCTCCACGGCGTGCGCATGCAGAGCACGGTCCTTGTGCCATTCAAGATCTTCGCCCGACTCACGCGCTTCGAAGGTCGCTCTATCGATCGAGTTGAAGCTGGCGTCGAAGAACGACACCATCGTCTCAACAAGTACCTCGCGCTTCCAGCGCCGATCTTCACGCCGACCTGACAAGAGCAGGGACGCCGCAGAGAGAACGGCGGCGGCCGATGCTGCAACGAGCGTTGCCAAACCAGTCCAGTCCATCGACATTCCTCACGACGATCGAGGGGTTGAGAGCAACCTATGGCACCGCCGACTCGGGGCACCGCGGCTAACGTCGCGTGGGATGGCTGACCCGATCACTGACGAACAACGGAAGATCATCGCCGCCTCCGTGCGCTCGATCAACACATCATTGGCTGCGATCGCCGACGTTCTCGATCCGCCCGTTGCTCCTGATCCGACACCGGTGCCGGTTCCGACGCCAACGCCGGTACCCACGCCCACACCTACGCCAACGCCGCCCCCGGTGGGGTCACTGCCACCGCTCGCTGACCGCTTCGAGCTGGTCCAGTTCACGGCGTTCAATGGGTCAACCGTTCCCCCGGACTTCTACGCCTACGGCAAGAGCAAGGGCAACGAGGGCAATGGCTATAGAGATCCAGCCCGAGTCGCCGTTCGGGATGGCTTCCTGGTGATCACTGCGAAGGGCGATGTCTCGGGCGCCGTCGGCCAGAACGTCAAGCAGCAATACGGCTTTTGGGAGATCCACGCCAAGTTCCCGAAGGGCGCCGGTACGAAGCCATGCATCCTCCTATGGCCCGGGCAGGAGAAGGACGCCAACAACAAGGCGACATGGCCGAGCTGGCTCGAGTACGACCTCGTCGAGACGAACAGCGAGCGCAACGGCGGCTACTGCAACGTCCACTACGGCGACACAAACCATCAGACCGGCCCGCACAACTGCTCAGGCGACCTCTCGCAGTGGCACACCTACGGCTGTGAGCTGACCCCCGAAGGCGTGACGTTCTACCTCGACGGCAAGGTGATCAAAAGCCTCACGGGTGACAACGTGCGCTCCAAGCACCCTCACCGTTTGGGCATTCAGCTCGACGTCAGCAGTACGGGTCGCACGGGACCAGACACAGACCTCCTCGTCGATTGGGTGCGCGTCTCAAAGCTGAAGGGCTGACAGCGGCGGGACCGACCGAGGAAGCCAACGTCCGGTATGACTGGGTCACTGCCTGGCGGCACGCCTAGGCAAGTGGTGCGCGGGCAGCTAATTTTCGCCACTGGACGAGCGGAGGGATTTCTTGAATTCCCGAATGTGCCTATCCATCGTCCGCTCCATCTCCCGTTTGCCGGCTAGCTCAGCCCGTATGGCTTGGATAAGACTCGGAACAGCATCCTTACTCTCAGGGGTGGCAATCTGTCCTGGGCTCCACTCCTTGGCCTCGCGATAGAGGATTTCCGCCTGGGCGAGGACGTCGTCTGACGCATACCGCACCGCCAAATCACTGGCCTCCGCGCTCTCCATCCGACGCTGTTCGTGCGACATGGGTTGGTTCCACCAGTCACGCGAAGCCAGCGTCGACAGAAGACCCCCGTACGCCTTGTCTTTCTTCTCCCACAGCCATTTCGCATGCTCGAGATCAAAAGCTGCACGCGCCTGACGGCCGGCGTTTAGGTAAGTAACAATGACCGTCAGTGCCGCTACCGCGAGCGAGCCCAATGCGATCAGCGTCGGCCATAACGGGTTCATAACTTCAGTATGGGGGAGTCGGAGCAGGATCGGTGAGCCCGCCATTCCGCGCTGCAAGCACTCGCACCGCTTGGGAATCCTGCTCGACGTCGGTGGCGGAATTGGGGTTAGTCGCGAGTTCGCTACGTCGCGCTCGCGGAACCCTTGTCGTCGTCAGGCACGAGTTGCTTGCGCTCCGGGTCGACCCGCATCCGAGAGCAAATCTCGGCGAGATCGCCGGACTCCCCCGGCGCGTCGACCTCGACGAGAGTGTGCTCGGGATCCGTGGCTATCGGACGGATCGTGAGGCCGTCGTCGGATTCCGCATCGAGTATCGAGGCCGCGAGGATGCGGCCGTCGCGATCGTGGACGATGCAGAGCCTCATTAAGACACCACAACCCTGGTGATCCGAATCAGGCCGCCGCCGCCGCTCGGGATCATATTAATCACCAGGTCGGTCGACTGGTTGAGGTTGTTGTCTGAGTTCGCCGCGACACGGAGGAGCACGACGGTGTCTCTCGCCTGGAACGGACGGACGGAGAATCCCCAGAAGTTGTCGCGGTCACCGCCGATCACGTTCCAGGCAGCCTCGCCCGCTGCCTGGAAGACGGGGTTTACCCGGCTGATCTGGACGTTGGCCACGCCTTGGAGTGTATGGCACCCGCACGTTCGGCGGCTCGGGGGGTCGACGAGCTCGTCATTCTCCGTTCCTGATCGGCCGAGCCAATGATCAGCGTCGGGTGTCCGCGCATGCTCAACTGATAGGCGCATGGCATCGACCGCACCAACCAATGAACTCGGTCACGGCAATACGGGTCTTGTTCCATGGTCCGCGTTCTCTGACGTAAGCGAACCGGTTGCCGAGCTCGCATGGCCGACGTCCATCACGACGTACAGCACCATGCGTACGGATGCGCAGATCGCGTCGCTGCTGCTCGCATTCACACTGCCGATCCGGCGCTACGGGTGGTGCATCGACCCGAATGGCGCTCGTGACGAGGTAGTCGAGGACGTAGCCAACGACTTCAACCTGCCAATCGAAGGACAGGACCCCAAGCCGACAACCCGTCGCCGTGATCGGTTCAGTCATGATCGGCATCTGTTCCACGCCCTGCTCATGCTCACCTACGGCCATGCATTCTTCGAGCAGGTGTATCGCTTCGATGAAACGGCCAATCGATTCCACCTGCGCAAGCTCGCGCCACGCATGCCGGGCACCATCTCGGAGATCCAGGTCGCTCGAGACGGCGGTCTCGAATACATCCGCCAGTTCCCCTCTGGTCAATCCGGCTTCAGCGCGAGGACGAACCTGCTCGGGCTTCAGTCACCGCAGATACCAGTCGATCGCCTCGTGGCCTACGTCAATGATCAAGAAGGCGGGAACTGGATCGGGACGAGCTATCTGCGGTCCCTGTTCAAACACTGGGTTCGAAAGGACCGGCTGCTTCGAGTCGACGCGATCAATGCCGAGCGCAACGGCGCCGGTGTGCCGCTCGCCTACGCGCCGCCGAACGCCACCAAAGACCAGATGACGGCGCTTGCGAACCTCGCCCGTTCGTATCGTGTCGGTGAATCTGCGGGCGGTGCGTTGCCGAACGGCGCTGACATCCGGTTCAAGGGCGTCGAAGGCACCCTGCCTAATGTCCTCGAGAGCATCCGCTACGACGACGAGCAGATGGCGGGCCGCTTCTTGGCCATGTTCGCCAAGCTCGGCACGACGGAAACGGGTTCGCGAGCGCTCGGCCAGACGCTCGTCGACTTCTTCGCTCTCGGGCAAGAGGCAGTCGCTAAGCAGTACGCGGATACGACCAACGAGCACGTCATCGAAGACCTCATCGACGTCAACTACGGCATCGACGAGTCCGCTCCATTACTCAAGTTCGAGACGGAGATCGACAAGCGGTACGCGCTGGCCGATCTGGCGGCACTGGTCAAGGCTGGGGCATTGACGCCTGATGCAGGGCTTGAGGTCTACCTCCGTGCCGAGGGTGGCTTGCCTGAAGTGATCGAGGACAAGGAACAGCCTGTCGAGGACGTGGACGACGCAGTAGTGACGCCGATCCGTCCTGCTGCTCGACGGGCGAAAGCCAAGACGGCTATCCAGCCAAAGGCGGCGATGACCGTGGGTGGCAGGACGCTGACACGCAACCCCTTGCCGCATGAGGTCAAGGCATCAACGGACTTCGAGGGCATGGACGCGGACTGGACCGCTGCCCAACTGACGCTCGTCGAACAATGGTCGACCGACGTGAAGCCAGCACAGATCGAGGCGCTTGTAACAGCAATCGCGGAGACGGACTCACTGACTGCGCTTGCTGATCTTGAGGCTCCCGTACTCGGTGAGGCGATGTTGATCGACGCGATGACGGAATTGGCAGCCTCCGCCGGCACTGCCGCTGTCGGTGAAGCAGCCGCGCAAGGGGTGGAGCTTGATCCGTTCGACATCGACACGGTTGCAGACGAACTCACCGTCCGTGCACAGGCTCAGTCGATGATCATGGCCCGGTCCATTGCGCAGACGGCGGCGCAGAAAGCGATCAGGGAAGCGGGATCGGGACTGCCGATGGACGAGGTTGCCACCCGTGTCGAGGAACACCTGAACGGTCTGAGCAACTCGTACCTCGACGATCAGCTGGGCGGCACGTTGACCCAGGCACAGAACGGCGCACGCCGGGCGGTGTTCGAGACCGGCCCAGAGGCGACCTACTACTCGAGCGAGTTGCTTGATGGCAACACGTGTCCTAACTGCCGGGCCGTAGATGGCAAGGACTACGAATCACTGAACGACACCATCGAGGACTATCCAAGCGGCGGGTACAGCAACTGCCTTGGTGGATCACGTTGCAGGGGCACAGTCGTAGCGGTCTATGGAGAGACGCCGCCATCCGTTCAATGACGTCTAGCGTTTCAGGTCATATGGCGTCGACAGGAGTGGCCTCGTGAGGGATTACCCGAATTGGTTCAATGCGATGAACCGTGGCGATCATCGCGAGTGGTACCGCATCGAAAACAAGAAAAATGATGTGGCCAGGGTCGATATCTATGAAGACATCGGATATGACCCATGGTTCGACGAGGGCATCGGCGCTAAGCAGTTTGTAAAAGACTTGCGTGAGATAAAGGCTTCACGGATCGAGCTGCATATCAACTCGCGAGGTGGGTTCGCGTTCGACGGCGTGACCATGTACAACGCGCTGCGGGATCACTCGGCATTTGTCGCAGTCACGGTTGATGCTCTGGCTGCCTCGGCTGCTTCCATCATTGCAATGGCGGGCGATCACGTGACAATGAATCGAGCCTCGGAGCTAATGCTGCACGGCGCGAGTGGGTTCTGTGTCGGGAACGCCCAAGACATGGAAAAGACCCGGGACATGCTCGACCATTTGTCCACCGACATTGCGGCGGTTTACGCCGACCGCGCAGGCGGAACAGTTGCGGATTGGCGGGAAATTATGGATGCCGAAACGTGGTATTCAGCACAAGAAGCCGTCGATGCAGGACTTGCGGACGAAGTCGTGGAGCTGAAAGGCAAGGACGCAGAAGAAGCGAAAAACCGCTTCGATCTAAGGATTTTCGCTTTTGCGGGCCGTGAACAAGCACCTGCACCCAAATTGCGTGCCGCCAACAATGGATTACCGCGCGATAACGTTCCGGCGAACGAAGAGGTCGCAAAACCGGAGGACGGAATGACCCCTGAGCAATTGGAAGTCATCGGTCTTCCGGAAGACGCGACGGAAGAGCAAATCTCTCAGCGTCTCGAAGAGCTCGCATCGGCCGAGGTTGAGCCCGACACCGACGACGGTGGAGACGACGAGCCGGACGAGGACGAGGACAGCGAGGACGAGACCTCCCAAGAGGAGGAGTCCGAGGGCTCGGGCGAAGCGTCCGTTCCAGATGGCACCGTGCTCGTCCACGCTGCTGCCCTTGCGCAGCTTCAGGCGTCTGCTGCTCGTGCTGACGAGATGTATGAGAAGGAGCGGGTGCGTACCCGCGACGCTCTGCTCAACTCGGCTGTGAAGGCCGGGAAGATCCCGCCCGCTCGCGTCGATCACTGGCGTGCTCAGTACGACCAGGACGCGGAGGGCATCACAAAGGTCGTCAACGAGCTGCCCGAGGTCATCCCCGTGAAGGAGATTGGCCACGGTGGCGACGGCGGGGACGAGATCGAGGCGAACGCCACCGAGTACCCGACGAACTACCTCACCCCAGCCGAGAAGGCCCGCATCAAGCAAGCGCAGGAGGCGTAACCCGTGGCGATCGCAAAGCATAACGAGTGCATCCCGTACTACACGCCAGGTGATGCCATCAGCGCCTACGTCACCACGGCGGTGACGGGCAAGCGCTTTGTCAAGATCAGCGGCAACCGCCAGGCGGGTCCCGCTCTCAACACGTCGACGACCGGCGGCAACGTCTCGATCAATCACGCCACGGCTGCTGGCCGGATCTTCGGTGTGGCCAAGTACGACGGCGCAGTTGGCGACATCATTCCGGTCGAGAAGACCTCGGGTTCGATCGTCCCGGTTACTGCTGAGGGCGCCATCGCTGCTTTCGCCGAGGTCGAGGTCGGTACCGCGGGCAAGGCCGTCACCAAGACTTCGGGTGTCGCCGTGGGCTATGTGGTCAGCGCAGCGGCCGACACCGAAGACGCTCAAGTGGTCTTGTACTGAGAGGAACTGATTAAATGGCAACAATCGCAAATCCTGTCGCCCACCCTCTCGGTGCGCCAACGGTCTCCGGTGCGGAGATCACTATCGACACACTGTCGAAGCAACCGATGCGGGTCACCAAGATGGTCATGGACCTCACTCTGCAGCGGTTCCTGCTCGACCGTCTGTTCACCTCCGCAGGTGTGACCGGCGGTGCGGTGCTCTATGACCAGGTGACGGAGAACAACCTCTACACCACTCGTGACGTTGAGAAGGTCGCGCCGGGAGCTGAGTTCCCGATCCTCACGTCGGCTCGTCTCGCTCCCAAGATCGCAACGGTCGACAAGTGGGGTGGCAAGTTCGACATGACGGATGAGGCGAAGGATCGCAACGATCTCGTCGCCTTCACCAACCACGTTCGCCAGGTCGCGAACACCATTGTCCGCAAGCTCAACCAATACGCGGTGGGCGTTGTGTCCGCTGCGGTATCGGCCAACAGCCGCACGCTCACTGGCCACTCCTGGTCCGGTGCCGTGCCTGCTGGTTCCTCCCCGACAGCGCCAGCCGTCACCCCTTTCGGTGACATCAACCTGGCGAAGAAGAACGCCGAAGTCGACGAAATGGGTATCGAGTACGACACCCTGCTTGTTAACCCGAACGAAGAACTGAGCCTGCTCAACTTCGCTCAGTTCGACTCGGGCAAGCTGCGCGCGACTCTGGCCGAGATCGGTATCAACGAGCTGTATGCGTCCAACCGTGTGACGGCTGGTTCGCCGCTGCTCGTCGCATCCGGCCAGGTGGGTGAGTTCCGTGTTGAGCAGCCTCTTGCCACCGAGTCGTGGCGTGAGGAAAGCAAGCAAAAGACGTGGTGGCAGTCCTCCGTGCGTCCGGTGGCCTACGTCACCAACGCCTTCGCCATCCTCCAAATCAACGGCGTCGCCTGATGCCGGAGCGGGTCATCAACGACACGGTGTTCCAGTACAAGGACGCCGAGGGACGACTGCTTACTGCTGTGCGTGGCGAGAAGGTCGACATTCCCGAAGGCGAAGACCTTGCGCGCGGCGACAAGTGGGGCGCATTCACGCAGGACGGCAAGGAGCCGAAGCCGCCCGAAGGCACTTTCCTGCCTGACATCGAGCTGGAGTGGACAGACGAGGAATACCGACGCCTCGCCGACGCCGCGACTGAATCCGAGATCATTGACAAGCTCAACGACGTTTCGGACGAGAACCGGCCTGAGGTCGCCCGCCGTCTGATCGAAGCCGAGTCGAGCCGTGGTGACACTGCACGGGAAGAACTGCTCGCCGCTCTTTCTCGCGCGGCAGAGGCGACATCGTCGCCCGCCACAGGCAACCCCGTTCCAGAGGGCGAGACCGGTGAGCCAGAGACCGGTCAGCCAGAGACCGGCGGTGAGGACCTAGTCGAGTTCGTGTTGACGAACACGGTCGAGGCTGTTCTCGAGCGTGCCGGCGACGATCCCGAGCTCGCGAAGGCACTCCGTGAAGCGGAGGAGTCTCGCGGTGACAAGGCCCGCAAAGGCGCCATCGAGGGTCTGACCAAGATCGAGAACCCGGACTGGAAAAGCATGGGCTGGTGGGCCTGCGTCATGGCCCTCGCGGCGGGCCCGCCGCCGCTGACTCCAGAGATCGCCGACTGCTATCTGGGGGTGCCGCAGCTGGCCCGATGCTCCCGATCGGAACGCCGAGCCGTCGGCTGATCTCGACGTAAGGAATCGGCGGATCGGCGGCCAGCAGGCTAAGTACTGCCCGCTGCCGGGTCGAGAGCGTGGTGACGCTCGCCTGAAGCGCGGCCTGGTGCTCGGCCTGCAGCAGACGCTCGTCGGGTGCGCCGATCTCTCTGCCGCTCTCCAAGGACGACCAGCTAGGGCCTCTCGATCTTCGAGCGACACCGCGTCAACCGAGATGGCCCGATCGCGGCTCCTAAGCACATGCAGCGCAGCGTTCTTCGTCGTGGTGGCAAGCCAACCCGATATTGCCCTGGCCTCCACAATCGTGTCGATGTACTTGAAGAGCTGGAGCCAGACGGTCTGGCAGACGTCATCGACGTCAGGATCGTTGAGGCGGCGTGCGCGCGCTATTGCGCGCATCATCGGCTCGAATCGCGCGACGAGGCTGTTCCACGCGGCCTGCTCTCCTCGGCCGGCGGCGGCGAGGATTCGAGTCAGCTCTTCGGCATCCATCGAACCAGGCCCTTTCTTCTGGGGATTCGGTTGACCTAACCTTGAGCCTTCGGCTCCCACAAGCGTTTCCGTAGAATCACGAAGAGCGCTTCCGTAAAATCACTGGGTTTTCCGTGCGCGCGCCGGCAGGCCTATTCAGCGGACCGTTAGGGCGGCTAACGTGACCGGTATGCCTGAAGAGAAGTGCCCTGATCCAAATGAAGAATTCGACGTGGTCGTTGTAGGCTCGGGCTTCGGCGGTTCGGTGAGCGCATACCGTCTCGCCTCCGCGGGATTGAGCGTCTGCCTCTTCGAACGGGGCCGCGCCTATGCTCCCGGATCCTTTGCAAGAACACCGACGGCCAGCAGTATGAATCTGTGGGATCCGA